TAGTTGATAAAGACATAGTATATAAAGATTTTAGTTATATAAAGCAGCGAGGTATGAATGGATACAAAGCTGCTAAAAATACAAATGTAAAGACAGTTGTAAACAATGACAGAGATACATTTGTAAATAAAATGAAGACTTATGTCGGAACAAATGGTAAGAGAGTATGTTCTGGGGTAGGCTTAAACTATGTTGATGAATGGTGTGCTTATTTAATTTCATTGGGAATGCTTGAGTGTAATTACATTGGTAAGTACATAAAAAACATTGAAGGCGGAGCAGGTTCTATAGCTAGATTTTCTGATGGTATATATGGAGGCTTTTTTAAGAAGGGTGCAAAGTTGCCTGAGCCTGGTGATATAGTAATGTTCAGGTATTCTAGCATAGCATATTATGCAGATAAAGATAGGTATTTTAGTGATCATGTAGGGGTAGTGGTTGAAACTCGTGCTAATAGCATAATCACAGTCGAGGGTAATATAAAAGGTAATGATTGTAAAACAAGTACTTGTGATTATGTAACTCACAGCTTATCAGAGTCTAGTGTATATGCTTTTTATAGACCATACTGGAGAACAACGACTACGACTAGCACAGGCACAACAAAAACTACGACTGTAAAGACGAAGACTGATGGTAATGAAATATATCAGATTAATAGTTCAGCGGTTGTAGATTATGATGTTATAGTAACGTCTGATAATGGGGTAAACATTAGGCAGGGTGCATCTACAACATATAAGATATTAGGTGCTGTACCATATAATGTAAAGCTTCATGTTAGCAGAGCTACATCAGGTGGTGGACATACTTGGGGCTTAATAGAGTATGATGGGGTAAAAGGTTGGATAGCATTGACTTATACTAAAAAGTATAATAAAGCACAGCCTGTATATTACACAGTTAAAGCAGGGGATACATTGAGCGGTATCGCCGCTAAATACAAAACTACAGTTAGCACATTGGTAAAGCTAAATAATATAAAGAATCCTGACTTAATATATGGGGGTCAAAAGATTCGCATTAAATAATTATTGATTACAAGTTAAAAAATAGAAATACCTCCTTCTTAGCAGCTACATTGCAATAGTGATGTAGCTGCTTTCTTTTTGCAATTTTGAAGATGATTTTAATTTAGAATATTTGTAAATAGAAGTATTAAGAAAATAATAATTAAGAATGGTTGAGGTTAGGGGTAGTGTTGGGGGTAGTGTTGATTTATAATGTGGTGATTCTTTACTTCTTAAATAGAAAAAAGAGGCGGCTCCTACGTCGCCGCTTGCTTCGCTGCTTCGCTGCTTGCTTCGCTGCTTCGCTGCTTCGCTGCTTGCTGCTTGCTTCGCCCGCTTCGCCGCTTGCTTCGCTGCTTCGCTGCTTGCTTCGCCGCTTGCTGCTTGTTGTTCTGTTTGATGCATTTGTAGCTATTGTACTTTTGTGTTCTTTTTATGTTATTTATGTTATCTTATATTATGACTTATGATTTGTAGTATGTGGTATAATATAGTCATAGGGGATGATTATATGAATAATGCTTTTAGTGGTATGTCTAATAATATGTATGGGGTAACATATAATCCTTATCAATCAAGTTATCAGATGGCGATGCAAGCACAGCAAAATATGTCACAGGTACAGGCTCAGTCATCTATAACATTTGTAAATGGGCTTGAAGGTGCTAAGGGGTACATGTTGCCACCGAATAGTGCTACTGTACTTATGGATGCAGATAATTCTATGTTTTATATAAAGAGGACTGATAATTTAGGCAGAGCTAGTATTAGTTCATATAAGTTCACTGAATGTAACACATCTGAAGACAATGACATATATGTAAAGAAGTCTGAAATAACGAAGTACATTGATGACTATTTAGGATTACAGAGGGGGACTGGCAATGTCAAATCCAATAATGAAGTTAGTGAATAATAGTAGTGTAGGCGGAGCTAACACTATTGGTTCTAGGGGTAGCAATAATAATTTGTTACAACAGTTTAATGAGTTTAAGCGGACATTTAAAGGTAATCCTCGTGATGCTATAAATAATATGTTAAACAGTGGTCGCTTTAGTAATGCACAGATAGAGCAGGCTAAAGGACTTGCAAAACAGATGATGAGTATGTTCAAGTAATCTCCTAAATACATAAAAGGAGTAATACTTATGACTGATAATTTAAGTGTAGCAGATGCTATTGCACTGAGGGACAGAGATGGCGACGGTATATTTGGGGGTAGCGATGGTGGCGCATTGATATTCTTCTTATTCGCACTTATGATGGTAGGCGGAGGCTTCGGTGGCGGCTTTGGCGGCTGGGGTTGGAATAACGGAGGCTTTATGAATGGCGTATCTAATGACTTTATGTATACCAATCTGAACAATACTCTTACTAATGGATATTTTGCTCAGAATGGTGCAATACAGAACGGATTTAATAGTGTAGAGCGTGGACTTGATAATATAAATCAGAACATTTGTAGAAGTACAGCGGACATAAATCAGAATGTATTTAATAGTTATGCTGGCTTGACTAATACTGTTAATCAGGGCGTAAACACATTACAGTTGCAGGGTTGCGGTATAGATAAATCTATATGTCAGGCAACTAACGGTGTAGTCGGAGCTGTAACTGGCGTTGGATTTGGGGTACAGGATGCAAAGAATGATATAAATAGAAACATTGATGGTTTAAGATTCCAGGCAGAGCGTGATACTTGTGACATAAAGACAGCGGTTCACGCAGAGGCTGAACAGACCAGAGCTCTTATTACTGCAAATGTAATGCAGGAGCTTCGTGACCAGGTACAGAGTGCAGAGTTACTTAGACAGAATGAGATGCAGACTCAGCAGTTGATTGCAGCTTTACAGCCTACTCCGAGACCTGCATACTTGACTTGCTCACCATATGCATCGGTATATCCTAATATGAACTGTAGTAACTGCGGTTGTGGCACATTTTAATTAAGGGGTGATGGAGATGGCTTGTAATAGATGCAATTCGTGCGGTTGTAACAGTTGCGAATTAGTACAGACAACAAGCATCTCCGTTATTGACAGTCAATTAGTGCTTGAAATACCTAACAATGAATATGTAAATCATCAGATGGTATGCATACAGTTAGGTAATTCAACGCTTGCAGTGCAGTCACCTCCATTACCTGTAAAGGTTGGATTAGGGGGTACGACTGAACTTGTTGATGTTATAACGGAGAATGGTAATTACTTATATACAGATCAGTTATATAAGAGAAGCATATTACGTGTAATGGTTGCTACTGACTCTTCACTGATGGTAAAGAGGGGTTGCTTTAATAGGACTTCTGTAGTATTTCCGGAGCCTTTAGAAGTAGAGGTTGCCGCTGATGCTACTGTTACAAATAGTGCGGAGGGGTAATAAATGTATAAGATAAAGGAAACAATTAAGAAAGAGATTGATGCTATTGTAGATCGTCCTATGACTGTATCTGGGGTAGAGCTACTTGGTCAACTTATTGACATATATAAAGATGCTGAATATATAGAATATATGCATTGTAAAGAGTCTCACATGAAGTGGGAGGAGATGCATAGTGAAAATTATGATGACACACATGACGATGCTATGGACAAAATTTCTGACAGTATAGTTGCTTATAAAAAGGCTAAGGATCACTTTGCTAAAAAGAAGGATGCTTCTACGAAAAAGGATATGATAAATGCATTGCAAGAAGTAATGGACTCGTACAATTATGCGATACATGGGGCTTGGGATGGCACAGACACAGAGGAGGAGCGTGCTTTAATCAAAGAGTATACTACCAAGAGGTTTTCGGGTTCACTGACATAATAAGTCAACTTCTGTCATTTTATATAAATAAATAGTCTCGTTTTTGTATATTTTGTATACTAAGAACGGGACTAATTTTTATGTTTTATTTGGCGTTTTGCACAAATAGATTATTTAAAAACGGAGTTATTTTGTTCAATCATACGATTATGACTAAATTATGAATAAAATGTAAATTAGTTGTTGACAAAGTATTAAAAAAGTGTTAAGATAGTAATATAAAGAGTAGGAGTAGGTGGTGAGTTTTGTGGAGATAGTATCGTATGCAATGGGTGAAGGAGCAGGTTATGATGAGGGGTATAAAGCAGGGGAAGAATCAAGCACTGCATATCAAGACGGGTATAGTGCAGGTGAGACTGCCGGTTACAATAGCGGATATAGTGTAGGTTATGATGAAGGGGTAGCATCTGTTAATTCAATTAAGACACTTATAGAGGCTCGCGGAAATGTTATAAGTTTATTTAATGGACTGCAACCTGATAATAATGAAAATATAGATCAAAAGATAGCTAGATTATTAAATTATAGCGACACTGAAAACATTAGCAATTTTAATAGTATGCTTCAAAATTGTAAAGCAACAATAATACCTAGTTTTGATACACATAATGCGGAATCTTTTGTAAATTTTTTTGATAGTAGTAATACTATTGTAAATGCTGGTACTTTAAAAACATATAATGCTACAAATTTATCAGCATTATGTGTTAATTGTGAAAATTTAAAAAGTATATATATAGATAATAATGAGAACATATCATACAATTTATCACGAGCATTTTTGGGGTGCACAAAATTAAATAACTTAACATTTAAAAATACGCCTAAAGTTAGTAGTGACACAAATGCATTTGAAAGAGCATTTTATAATGCATACTTAAGAGATGGGGCATTTCCATATATTGATACATCTGCTGTTGTAAGCTTTAGTTACTCATTTGCTGCAGACATTAATAAACAAACGTTTGTGATGCAAAGTATACCATTATATGATTTAAGTGGTGCAGATGTGGATATTGGACTTAGAGATATATTTGATTACAGAAAAATTTATGAAATACCTAATCTGGTATTACCTGACATGACTGAACGGCAATGGAATACATACTTTAGTAGTAAATCAGGTACTGATTACTTTTTCAAAGGAAATAATGCTTTAGGTAAGCTAGGATTTAAAAACATAAGATATAAGCTTGATGTTTCTGTTAGCACAGCATTTACTAGGGATACACTTAATGAAATTATAGGTAACTTAGTAGATCGAACTGGTTCTACAGCTAAAACATTAGTTATTGGTTCCACAAATCTCGCAAAGCTAACAGATGAAGATATAGCTGTAGCGACTGCCAAGAATTGGACTGTAGCATAAAATAATAAATAGGACGCATTGTATATTACAGTTACTTCAATGTGGTGAATATATACTGTAATAGATTTTATCGTCTGAATAAATGGGGGTAGTAATTATGAAATCAACTGACAGCGAAGTAAGAGTTAGACGGCTTGAGCCTGCGCCTGGATTACATTTGCGTAATATAGAAACAGGTGAAGTATTTGAAGGACTTATATATCTTGCAAAGTCACAGACTGCCAATGACTTTGAGGAGATAACACAAGAGGAATATGATCGTATAGTTCAAGAGCAGATTGATGAATACAATGCACAGTTTGAACAGGGTGGTGATCAAGTTGAAAATTGATTTAAGCAAGTATAATTTATCTGATGATATTATTGAAAAAGTGCAGGCTATACTTGATAGTGGTAATGTAACTGTTGAGTCTATTGTAAGTGCTGGGGTAGATGAAGCTACTGCCAAAGATATTTTTAATGCATTTAATAATACTACTGATGAAAAAAAAGAAGAAGTAGATGGTGCAGAGGATGGCGAGGGCGGCGGCGATGGTACGGAGCCGCAGGTGGAGGAAGATACAGGAGAGTCAGATACATGGTCTACAGAGTCGGAAGATTCAAAGACAGATGGAGATACAGAGGACATAACGGATTACAAATCTTTATATGAACAGTTGCTTAAAGAAAATACTGACTTAAAGAAGGACGCAATAATTACTGAGTACTTGAATAGAAAAGGTATACAGTTTACTTCTTTACATGCTAAGAAGGCTATTATTCAAGAAATAAAGGATTCTGTAGAGATAGTAGATGAAAAGATTGAAGAACTAGATTCTATTATAGAGAACTTAAAAAAGAGTGATAGTGGTGCATTTGTATCAAAATCTGATATGCCTGTATTTAGTAGGACTAGGGGTAAAGCTCCTGAGTCTGCTGGGCGTAAAGATATTTATGACTTATCTGATGATCCTGAATACAAGAATAATCCATTTTATAAATATGGGAGAAAATAATTATGTATATATATGATATTCTTTATGACTTATATGGTCAAAGTATATATAATACTAATGTGGGGGAATAAATTATGATTATAGGAAATAAAACAATTACTGAAGCGCATAGTTCTGTAGTTATTGGTAATTTATATGCCAAGGACAATTACTTTATACCTGGTCAAACATGTACTGATAAGTATAAGACGAGTGGAGCAGGGGTAATTTATATTCCAAAGCTTGGTGCAAAAACTGTTGAGCCTGCACTTCCAGGTGCACACTTTGTAACAAATAAGACTGCGAACTCTCTTATTTCTATTGCATTAAATAATGACTACATGCTTTCAGAGGAAATTAATGCAGTTGCTGAGGTTGAAACATCTTGGGATATTGAGAAAGCAGAGCTTGAGGATATTTCTAAAGCTTGTAGACAGTCACGTAATACTTCTGGTCTTGCATGTTTAGCACATGAGGGTAATGCAGTTACAGGTACTACAGAATTGGATAAGAAAAATATTAAGGATATTCTTATTAATACACAGATGCACTTATCTAAGTCTTTTGTAGAACCTAATGTAGTTTTATGTTCACCTGATATGTATGGTCTTTGTGTATCTGCTGCAGGTACTGAATTTATACCGATTAAGAATGAGGAAGTATCACGTACAGGTCAGATTGGTAACTGGCTTGGTATGCAATTTATAAACTGTCCGCTTATGGTAAATAGTGCTGCTAAGTATAATGATTATAATGGAACAGCACAGACTGAAGACTTAACGGGTATTGACTTTATTATGTATAATGGTGATGCATTCTCTGTAATTGATGTACTTGACGAAGTACGTGTAATGCAGGATATGGATGTTAGGGGTAAGGTTGTACAGGTTGCAATTACTTCTGGATTTAGAGTTACAAGACCTGAGATGATAGCAGTATATTCAACACAGGTATCTAGCGGTGGTTGATGAGGTGATCTAAATGGTCGAAGCTTTAGGTATGATATTTAGTACGGAGGCTCCCGATTTTGGGAGCATCCGTTATAGTAATTATGGTGAATATACACTGTTAAATGCAGATGTAGCAAAATTAAACACATTACTTACAAAAAGTAATTTAGGTTCAGTGTTCAATGTACCAAGTGGTGCAACTGCTTTGGTACTTGATAATAAAAAGATATACATGTATCAGGGAGCATCTGATACATGGTATGAGTGGGGTAGTGTTATAGTGGAGTCTAATGAAGGGACTTAATATTAGGGGGTGCTTTTAATGGCTTATGCTGATTATAATTTTTATCAGAATACATATAAAGGCACAGTGTTAAGCAGTGAAGATTTTGAAAATTTATCTGAGCGAGCATCTGATTATATAGCATATTACACAAGTGGACGGTCAGATGCAGAATTGAGTGAAAATGTGGAATTATTAGTGAAAAAGTGTACATGTTCTATTGCAGAGGTACTATCTGAATGTGGTATTAGTGATTTGTCAACTGGTATAAAAAATAGTGAATCAGTTGGCTCTTGGCATGTAAATTATGCTTCTGTAAGTAGAGAAGGGGTAGCACGTAATGGACTCATGGACACTGTTGTATATGATAAGATAAAGATGTATCTTTCACGCACAGGTCTTTTATATAGATGTTATTATTGATAGGGTGATGCAGATGAATATGTTTCCTGATTTAATAACAATAATAAATGTAGTTGATAAAAAAGGTATAAAAGAATATTATTATCATGTAATATCTGGGGTGCTATTTGAAAACAATTCAAAATATATAACGAAGCAATATGGCGTAGACAGTGCAGATTCAAAAGTCTGTTATATACCATTGAAGTCTATGCTTGAAAAATATGTCGATGAAATAACATATAAGAATCTTGAAGACGAAGCTAAAGCTGAATATGTAACACTTAAGAATGGTGATTATATAGTAAAGGGTTTAGTTAGTTCAGATATAGGGGTAAACGACTTACGTTTGTATTTTAATGATGTTATGAAAATATCAAGCATAGACTTTATGTTAAGAGGTAATTTACAGCACTTCGAGGTATTTGGAGCGTGATGTAAATGTTAAATATAGATGTTAATATAGATGATTTTGAAAAATTAAAGATAAATAAAGATATAGATAACATTACAAATAGTGCTAATAAAGAGTTATTAAGTATAATGCGTAAAGACTGTGAGCCTTTTGTTCCAATGAAGACTGGTAACTTACGTGAAAAAGTGAATGAAGTTATTAGTGGTGATAAAGCATTTTTAGAATATTATGCGTCGTATGCACCTTATGTATATGCAATGGGGGTAGATACTAAATTCACAACGCCTGGTACAGGTGGTGATTGGATTAATGAGGCTGCAAAAGTGAATAGTTTTAAGTGGATTGTAGAATATGCACGTATAGTTAAGAAGCTTTTAGGGGAGAGTGGTACTGATGGTTGGAATGTATAAATAGGGGTTGATTAAATGGCAAATAACTTAAATTTATTAAATACTGCTGTAGTACGTAGGGTTTGTAATGCTGTAATTGATCATTTAAATAATAATTGTGGTATAGTACCAGATGGTTTATATTTTGATTATCAAGCACTACCAAAAGGGGTAGGATTTAGCATACAGGATTTACCACAGGCTGTAAAGTTAAAAGTATATATGGATGAGGAAACATATATAGGACAGTACTCTTTTACTATATTTTATAACACATTTGCAGATGCTAGTTCAGATCGTAAAAATGAGACTGCTGTACTTGATAATATTTGTGACTGGCTTGAACATAATAAGCCAGAAGTAGATGAACATATAACAATAAACTATATAAGACAGTTATATAATACAAAGCCTTTTGCACAGCTTGAAAATGGTATAATAACATATCAGACTGAAATGACTGTAAACTTTAATAAATTTTAATTTGGGGGAATAAGACAATGATTAAGGCGGCTACTTATAGTTATGAGTATTTTATTAATACTGCTGCAGCTAATGCAGAGAGTAAAAATTATGCACGTATTAGTGCAGGTGTAACTGATATTAACATGGAAATAGGACCTGAAACCGAGTCTACACAGTACATTGGCGATAAGGCACAGACAAATGAAGTTAAGAATTATAATTTTACTTGTACATTTGATATTGAGCCTATTATAGATGATCCTGCATATAAATTTTTCAGATCAAGATTTGAGGAAGAGCCTACATATAGCGATTGTGACTCTGACTTTGTATATGTTGATACAAATAAAGAAGTAAAGGCAAATGGAGAAGGTACTGGAGAGTATTATGCAGAGGAACGTCATGTAGCAGCGTATGTAAATAACTTTGATACACCTGCAGGTGATTTGCCGAAGCTTAATGTAACACTTGCTGGTAAGGGTGATAAAAAGAGGGGTAAATTTAGTCCTACTACAAAGACATTTACAGAAGGTACTATGGCTGATGATGGAACATTCACACCTGCGACTTAATAAAAATAGTAGGGCTACTAAATGTAGCCCTACAATAAAATAATATTTGGGGGTATTACTTATGAGAGTTATTGAATTAAAAAGCAAAGACATTGAACAGGTAAAAATAAATAATACTATCATTGAAGTAAATAAGGCAGATCAGACTTTTTATTACAAGTTAGTTAATTGGCTTGCGGAGTTAACTAAAATAGCAGGTGAATTAGAAAATGCTTCTGGTATAGCTGCTGTGGATTTATTAAATAAAGCAAATATTGATTGCAAGAATAAATTTATAGAGTTATTTGGTAAAGATAAATGGGTTGAGATTTTTGAAATTGATAATGAATCTGAACTACCATATTTCTTAATTTATATAAAAGTTATAATGGGGTTAGTACCGATATATAATGAATATATAAATGAGAAGACTGAAAGTATAATCAATAAATATAATGCTAACAGAGTAGGTTCTAGCATTTAATATATAAAAAAAATAATATAAGAGGTGGTAGTATGATATACAACATCGTATTAGATAGGCTACCATCCGAATACAAGGGGTACTTGATACGCACTGACTTTCGGATAGGAATTATGATAAATAATTGTCTATCTGATAATGAGTTAACTCAGGAGCAGCGCATATTAAGTGCCCTTTCTTTATTATTCGGTGCAGGCATACCTAGAGATAATAACGGTGCAGTTGATTTTAAGTTAGCATATTCTGGATTAGTTTGGTTTTTAAGCTGTGGACAAAAAGAGATAAATTTTGATGAAATAGATAATGAACCTGCAAATAATGAGCCTGATGTTATGGACTTTAATCAGGACATAAGATATATATATTCTGCATTTGTTAAATGCTATAATAAAGATTTATGTAGAGAAAAAATGCATTGGTTTGAATTTATAGCATTATTGAATGATATTAGTGATTGTATGATGACTAACATCATAGATATAAGAACTACTGATACAAAAGATATAGCTAAAGAGCATAAAAATAAATTTATGAAATTAAAAAGGAAATATGAAATAGATAGACCTGTTGAAGTAACAGAGGAGCAGATAAAAAATAAGAAAAGATTTGAGGAATTACTTGGTGAATAAGTGGGGTGACTTTGATGGCTGAAGATGCAGGTAGAATAAAAATTGATATTGATGTAGAATCTGCTAAGGCTAAAAATAATGTTGAGGACGTAAAAAAGAGTATAGCCGGCTTAAAGAAGTCTACTGAAAAGTCCAGTAGTAAAAGTATTTTTGATAATATACAGGGTTCTGTAAATAAAGCAAAAAGTGGTATAAGCAAATTAACAAGTGGGGTAAAGGCATTTAATTCTGGAGTATCTAGTGCTGTTAATAATTCTAAAAAGCTAGCTAATACTATTTCTAATACATATACTGAACTTTTATCAAAAATAAAATTAGCTACTGGTGCTATAAAATCATTTATAAGCTTATATAATTCTTTTAGTAGTGCATATGAAACACAGAGTAGTGCTGAAACACGTTTCGCTGTGGCATTACGTAATAGTTCGGATGCTACACAAGATCAGATTGATAGTATAAAGGATTTAACTTCTGAATATCAGCAATTAGGGGTAATAGGGGATGAAGTGCAATTAACAGGTCTTCAAAAATTAAGTACTTATGTATCGAGTGCAGAGTCTGTTAAAAAATTATTACCTGTGTTGAATGATATGACTGCACAACAGTATGGATTTGCGGCTTCTTCAGAAAATGCTTTTTCTATAGCAACAGCACTTGGTAAAGTACTTGATGGTAATGTGTCTTCATTAAAAAGATATGGATATTCATTTGATGAGGCACAGGAGCAGCTATTAAAATATGGTACAGAAGAACAGAGGGTTGATACACTTGCAGAGGTTGTAGAAGCATCTGTAGGAGGTATGAATAATGCATTGGCAAATACACCTACTGGTCAAATAACACAGTTAAAAAATAATTTTGGTGACTTAAAAGAATCAATTGGTGAGCTTTTAACTTATGCAATATTACCTATAGCAAAGTATATAAATGTTATAATACAAAGGGCTATAGCAGGGGTAAAAACAATCACTGAATTTATAAAGTCTGCATTTGGAATAAAAACTGTTGCAAGAGATATAAATAGTATAAATAGTAGTGCTAATAACATAGACAATAAAAATATTGATAATACTTCTGATTCTTTAAATGATTTAGGTAAAAGTGCAGATAATACTAAGAAGAAGGTAAAGAGTTTATTAGCTCCTTTTGATGAGTTAAATATACTTGCAGATAATAGTAGTGATAATATAGGGTCTTTAACAAGTGAATTAAGTGGGGTAGATAAGGACTTTAATATTGGGTATGGAGTATCTGAAACGATAGAAGTGCCTGACCTTAGTGACTTTAAGAAAAGGCTTAGTGAATTATTTGACGATATTGATTTTGAAAAGTTAGGGTTGAACTTTGCTGAAAAAATAAATTCATATATAGATAAGTGGAACCCTGCAGCATCTGGTGCTGCACTTGCTGATAAGTTGAATAAACTTATTAAATTTGCTAATGCTGGACTTAAAAATATCAACTTCAAACAGTTAGGTCAGAAAATAGGTACATGGATAAATAACTTTGTAGGAAAATTTGATAGTAAAAAATTAGGTAATACTGTAGCTACTTTAATAAACCAGTCTGTATCATTTGCGAATGGGTTACTTACAGAGACAGACTTCAAAGCACTCGGTGAATCGATAGGAACATATATAAGTGAATTATTTACAAATATTGATTATGTATCACTGGCTGACTTAATAATCAATGCAGTCGAGGCTGCTGTAAATACTGCCGCAGGTATAATCAGTAAGATTGACTTTAAGGGCATCGGTAAAGGACTGGCACAAGGTGTTAATAGACTGTCTCATGCAAATTCTACATGGACAAATGCGGCGCATGTTTTAAGTGATGCTATTGTAGGTATTTTAGATTTAGCAACTACATTCTTAAACGAAACTGACTTTGAAGCATTAGGTTATGCAATAGGTAATTTTATATCTGAAATAAAGTGGGAAGACGTACTTAGGGCTGCAGGTGAAGCATTGTGGGCGGCGTTTAAGGCTGTATTAGGCTTTACTAAAGGGACATTTGACGGTAATGCAATAGCAGGGTCTATAGTTGCACTTGTTGAAGCATTGGTATTATTTAAGGGGATTAGTGGTGTTACTGGAATTATAAGTGGTTTAACTGGTGCTTTATCAAGTATGTCAATGTTATCGTTAGCTGGTATTACTGCAGGTCTAGCTATACTTGCTACTAAGTTGGTTGAGGACTGGCAAGAAAAGAAGGTTGGACAGTGGCTTACTGATTATTTAAGTGAAGATATACCAGCGTCTGAAGAGGATGTAAAGGCGGCTACTGATAAAATAGGTATTGACTTTGATAATATAGCAGGTAGTGCTACAAAGAATGGCTTTATACTTGACCAGGAGACTGGCAAGATGGTCGGATATGTAGATAACATGCGTATAGAAATAGATAAAGACACAGGTGAAATAAAGGGGTACTATGAGAGGCTCAAACTTGGTGATTTACCAGAGGTATTTGGTAGTGCTATAGACTCAATGTCTGCAAAGTTTAGTACTGATAGTATATTTGTTAGAAACTTTATAGATGGTACTAATAAAGTTAAAGAATTACAGAATGAGGTTGCACAGATTGCACCTACTATAATGACTGCTGGTGAGGATACTGATAAAGCAGTTAATAAATTATCTGATGCATTAGATAGGTTAAAAGAGGCAACTAAAAGTTCTAAAGAGTCAGCTAGTAATTTATTACTTGCTTATGTAAATAACTCACAGGAGTTATTAAAGCAAAATGGGGTAGACATAGAGCAGGTAAATAAGGATATTAAAGATGCAACAGACTGGTCTAAAGAGCTTACAGATAAACAGATCGAACGGTTTAAGGAACTGGCGAAGTCTGTATCAGAGGGGAAGACTCTTACAGAGGCTGAAGCTATTGAATACAATGACTTGCTTGATAAGATGACTGGTGGAAATATAAAGGCACTTCAGGAGAATAAAAAAGAACTTGAAACTTATATAAATGCAATAAAGAATGGTGAGATACAGTTTAAGAATCCTGAAGAAGCAAAGGCTGTTATTGAAGAAATAACAGCAAAGTACGGTGAAGCATCGAAGAAGTTGACTGAATACTCTGATTATGTTAATAAAGCAGTTGATACATTAGAACTACCTGAAGATGCAAAAGCTAAATATAAAGAAATGTTTGGGTCTATGCTTACATTGGAGCAGGCTGATCTTGATGAGGCATTTATAAAAACAAAGGGTGCTATAGGTGCGGAGGTTAAGAACTTATGGGAAGAAACAAAGAAACAGTTTGGAGAACCATCTGCAAATAACTTCTGGCGTGATACAATAGAGGCTGCCAACATAAAAGGGTCTGACTTTGTTGGACATTTGTCATCTGGCTTAAACTCTGCATATAATACTGACTTACTTCCAAAATTAAAAGCTATATATAATGCATCGAAGGGTGCAGCATCTGATGTTGAAAATGCTGCAATTGAGTCATTAGAAAATATACATAATAAAATGATTAAGAGTTCTAATGACATAAAGGGTGTGTCTAGGAAATATGGATTTAATATAAAGGATGGGTTCTTCTCTGGGTTTACTGGTAGTGTTAATTTAAATCCTACGATAAATAAGACACCTTTCTGGTATAGTGTGGATGCATCTAATAAATCTATGGATGCATTAAATAAGAATAAGAATAAGGCTTATGATACAAGTAAAGACTATGGTAAAAACATTACACAGGGTTTAATTGATGGACAGAAGAGTAAAGAGGTTGAACTTAATAAAGAAGCTGATAAAATAGCTAAAACGCCTAGTAGTGTTATAAAGACTGTTAATGACATAAACTCTCCGTCTAAGGTGTTATACAAACAAGGTGTATATTTAATGGAGGGTTTAATAAATGGGCTTGTTAGCAAACAGAATGAGCTTATTAATAAAAGTAAGAGCATTGCTAATTCATTTATTGAATCACTAAAATTGAATAATACAATGATTGATAAGTTGAAAAACATAGGTAAGTCATTTATGACTTATATAATATCTCCGATGACATTGAGTAATAATGATAAAATAAAAATAGGTAATAGTATAATAGGGATATATAATGCAATTATAGAAAAATACAATAACTTAGGTGGTAAATTAAATACAGCTAGTAATAATTTTATAAATAATATTACTAATCCAATAACAAATGGCTTGAGGTTACTACTTGACAGTATGGACTTGTTCTATACAAAGTTTAGGAATAAATGGCAAGGGGTAGCGAACTTATTTAATAATAAGTTTATAGCAGGTTCAATGGGCGTAACAAAGGTGCCGAATCTTAATGAAAATTATTATCCATTCGGTAATAATATAGTGAAGTTAGCACAGGGTGCAGTTATAAAACCAAATAATGAGTTTATGGCTATACTTGGTGACCAGAAGCGTGGACTTAATATTGAGACGCCACTTGCTACAATGAAGCAGGCATTTATAGAGGCATTGAACGAGGGTAACTATGCAGGGGGTAACATAACAATACCTGTATATATTGGTCAAGAAAAGCTTGACACATTGATTATAAACTCAAACAATCGTCGTAATATGCGTAATAATGGGAGGGGCTAAATATGATAGCTTTGAAATTAAATGGTGTGAGCATGCCTAAAGTTAGTAAGTATAGTTATAGTGAGTCGAATCTATATAGCGCGAGTACAACTCGCGCTTTAGATGGTAGACTGCATCCTGATTGTATTAGGAGAAATATTAGAAAAATATCTGTTGCTTGGGAGAACTTAACTTATGAGCAAAAAGAACTCATAAAAGCAAATGTAAATAGTGATAGTATTAGTGTATCGTTTTATGATGGTAGCGCAACTGATGAATCAACTATTGTATATCAAAATATGACAGCTTATCCAGGAGATAGAACATACGATAATAATGGCGTAAACAGTGATAATTATGGGGATAATAGATGGAATGTGAGCGTTAATCTAATAGAATTATAAGGGGTGATATTATATGTATGACACAGGTTCTATATATAGGGATAATATGTTTACATTTGATAGAGAAATGGATATACAGGTTAATATTGAATATAATAATGGACTAACTGAAACATTTACTAAGTCTGGAATATTAGAAAACTCATTTAGTATAGACTGGTCATGTGTAAATAATAATGCATTTTGTTTTGGTGCATCAATAATGAATGAATGTAATTTAACACTTATAAACAGGAAGTCTGTAGTTGCACAGTTTGAGGGTGCAATAATAGAGCCTAAGCTAATAGCACAAGTATCTAGGGGTAGTAATGATACAATTACTATACCTATGGGTAAATATGACGTAATTACTACTGAAATAGTGGATACAGATGATAATGTAAGACTTAAATGTTATGACTTTATGAACAGACTTAATGTAAAGAACGCAGAGTCTGTATCAGGTAAGATATATAAAATACTTTCTAGGATATGTTATATGACAGGTATTACATTTGGTATGACGAAGGAAGAAGTCGAAGCATTTCCTGGTACTAATGTAACTTATGTATTGGGTGCAGCGGCATTTGAATCATATCGTGATATAATAGAATACTGTGCTGAAATAATGTGTGGATTTGCTACATTTGATCGTAATGGAAGACTTGTAATAAGAAAATTTGGTAATGACATAGGGGTAACAATAACTGATTCTTTTATAAGTAGTATAAAAAGAGATCATACTACATTTAAGATATCTGAGTTACAATTTAGTGCAAGCGAAGAGAACTCATTAAGTGAACAAACAGGGGTAGAAAATGGATATGTTATAGATTACTGTACTTCTAATAAGATGTTCACGTCTTTATGGATTGATATTAGGCACGAGCGTGAGACAGTTATAAAGGAGGCTGCAGAGTTTGTTGCAGACTTGTCATTTAAAGGTGCAGAGCTTAATGTATGGGGTGATGTAGCACTTGACTTAGGTGATACTTTAACAATATCTGGCTATGGTAACATAATTATAATGCATATAACATTCACTTTATACGGATTACAGGCAATAGGTTGTTTTGGGGTAGCAAAGGATTCTTTTAGCGGTACTACTAAAGCAGGGCGTAGTATAATAAATTTAGCTAACTCACAGAATGATATAAAGATTGACATAAAGAAGTTTGCGTCAAGGCATAATGAAGTGCCTAAAAATATAGATACACTTACATTTGATTTAGTACTTGAATGTTCTGATTATAAAATAATAATGGATGGAGCATCTTCTGAAGCTTCTATAGTAAATAATTATGCGGTAGTAGCAGATGATAATATAAATCTGGTGATTAATCCTAGGAATGGTACAGGTGAATATTTCTATTCACTTTATAGGAATGTAGACGGAGCAGGATGGGCTACAGTTGGTGAAAATCAAAACATAAATATTTTTTTAGAACATATTACTTCTACTCTTAATATTTCTACACTATATAAAGTTATTTGTAGAGATTCTTTAAATAACGAAGTCATTAGTTATTACAGTATACAGACTGTTAATACAATATCGAATATACCTGCTGGAGCAGTTGGACCTAATGAAGTACTTGAATTTACACAGATAAATACATCTGTGCCTAGTACATATTTGAATGTAATGCGTGAAACAGTGTCAATAATAGGGGAGCAGATTCAGATAAATAATACATTAACAATATATGCAGAGCAGGATGGTATACTTACGTTCTTTAATACAATATCAACTGATGGGGCGATACAAAACACACCACTTATATGTAAACAGTATATACATCAAGGTTATAATACATTGACTTGGGTTGACTGTATATTACTTACAAGACTGCCTGATAACTTACTTATAACTGTAGGAATAGGGGTAGCATCTACTGTTTGTGTACATTTAGTTACAAATGGGTCACATATGATGCTAATGTCACTATCTAATAAGAAATTAGTACCACAGCCACCAGAGCCAGAAGAACATCAATATGTATTTAAGAACATAGGCATAAACATAGAGATATAATAGGAGGGGTACTTATGGCAACTACGATTCAAGTAACATATGATGGTGAGCCTGTAGCTTGTGAGTTACTACATGACTTTAATATGCAGGTTGATACAGAGACAGCTCTTGATAACATAATAGTAGAGAGGTCAGGTGAATTAAGTCCTTACATAACAATAGATGGATGTCCTGTAGGATATAATGTATCGACTCCTGCAAATAAGGCTGGTACATATAGACGTGAACAATTTGGGGTAGGGTCTAGGACTACAGACGATTATCACTCAGGACAGACAGGGGCTGATGCTGACGCACTAGTATTTGAGGAGCCTTATGGCTTCTATTCACCAACTACTACTGTATTTCTATTGTGTTATGACAATAACTTAGATGAAAATGCAACAGGTGTGATAACTGGTGATAACAGTGTTATATATCCAATAAACAGTGACACATTTATAGTAACACCTCCAATAGTAAGTGGTTGGGCAGAATCAATAGGAACATTTACATATTGGAGAACTCCAGCACTTAGTATAGAAAGTACATCTGGTGGCAAGTTAAATGCTTCGTATGGGGTAGCAACACCTACAACTTATGACCAAGGCACAGATCCTGGTTCTACAACATTAAAATTTACAATAGCTAACATAGGCAAAAAAATAAATAGAATAATAATGTTAAGACTTAGTAAGTTCGAGGTATATAGACCAGTTGCTAGAGTTACTGCTCCATTTATTTGTCCTAAAATACGTGATAACAATATGAAAGAGATGTATAATAGTATACATTTATTAAATCTTCCAAGCTGGTTTGGTATTGATATGAACAATAATTTGTACATAGGACAGGCAAATAGTGGTACCAGTGAACATAATTTGGCTTCATTATACTGCGTGTCTGATGATGTAGTTTATGATGTCAATAGTTATTTTACATCGTACTTTACAGGGCTTTATTCTGGAACTAGTAATGTTAGAATAAATTGTGCGGGGTTACATAATAATTTGTTACTATTACATTATACTTGTGGCGGTTATGCAAATGACCCTTACTACGGTACATCTAGAAGTAATAAGTATTATTATTCAACAAACTTTCCTGACAATGTTCCTTTATACAGTCTAGATAAAACTAATAACTTATTTAAGCGTTGGGGTTACGCAGATTTCTCTTTAATAACAGATACATATAGTAGAATATACATATCCGCCATAGGGGATAGAACGGATGGAACAAATAATAACATATTGACATTCGCATTATTCGGATATAATAGTAATACACCTACAGATAATTACTTTTACATAGTTAATGGTACTACTGCATTACAAGTAGACGGTACATATATATTTACTGCAACATCTTATGAAAAAATACAGCTCGACATAGGTGGATACACAAGTGTACCTGATTATTTAGGTAACATATATCAGGCAAATGGAACTACATTCTTTAAGCAAAGTTCTTCATTTCTTACAAGTAGTGACAGTAGAAAAACACAATATAAAGACTTTGGAACATATATTTTATCTCCAATACCTACTAATAATACTATTGAAATAACAGATAATATTAAGACAATGAATTTTGATTGTATAACAGAGTCAGGAAATGCATCAGCTAGTGGTGCAGTTCGTATACATAAAAGTCTAATGCCTATATCAGGAATAGGGGGTATAAACAAGCGCGCATTTGTAATAGACAATACAAAGGGTACGTGTACTTATAAGATAGTAACACCTACATACAATGAAACACCTGTACTGCTTGATATAGCATTAAAGGAAGGGGGTGTTGACATTGGTGCGAATAAAAGCATAGAATTGACGCTTACAATAGATGCAAATGATGAGCTTAATTATGGAGAGGATTGATACTATGGAAAAATTATTTGAAGCGTTTAGAATTATGTGGATGGGATTTTGTGTACTTATGGGTTATCTATTTGGTAGCGTAGATGGACTTTTATGTGGTCTTATTACATTTGTAATTATAGACTATATACTCGGAGTATCTTGTGCTATAAATAATAAAGAATTAAGTAGCAAAATTGGATTTATGGGGATATTTAGAAAAGTAATAATATTTTTAATGGTAGCGATAGCAAAGGTCATAGGTTTTAATATACTAGGGGTAGGGCTTATAATACGTGATGCAGTTATAGGGTTTTATTTATTTAATGAAGGCATTTCTATTTTAGAAAATGCAAAAAAGTTAGGGGTAAAGGTACCTGATGAAATAATGAATGCACTTTTAAAGGTAAAGAATAAATTTAAGTTTGGTAATGACGACAATGATGATAAAAAATAATACATAATAGAATATTAAATAATACATGTGATAGGTTACAAATTTGTAACCTATCATTTATTTTTGCGTGTTCACAAATTGTTAATAAATTGTTTAAATTCTGTTAATTGACAATAAAAAAGAGAGGAGGTATAATAATAACAGAAACAAGGAAGGAGGTCTTAAATATGACCAAAGTTAGCATTGAGGTTGATAAAAAAGACAATTACATTATGTCTGTGTTTAGTGCATTGAAAAAGCAAATGGAGTCTGATTTAAGTTGTGAAAAACTTGTAAGTAGTGTTGAATGGGGTGAGTTCTCACCAGACTATAAGATGTTGAAGGACTTACTTAAATGTGATGATATACATAATAGAGTAAAAATAGATGCATTATTTGATAATACTATAGCAGTCGAATATTATATTTATAAAGAGTCATTTAAATACATAGTAAATATAATGAATAAATGTAATTCAGATATAGAAACAATAATGAAGCATTTGACACTTGAGCTTGGTAATGTAGTAAGTAAAAGATGTAATGATTTAAGTTTGGATTTTAACTGTGTGGTATCTTTAGTACCTGAGGTTGATAATAAAGGACATATATATGATAAAAAATATGTATATAATGTGAATAATAATGCAGGCGTAATGACTTTTGATAATAAACATAATGATTTTTATAAATATATAACTGAGTTATACTACTCTGAGGAGGAATAATAATGGACATGAATGACTTGTTTAAAAGTGTGTTTTATAAGCTTAATTTTTCTGTACATAAGGTTGATAAGAGTGCAGATGACATTAATAGGAATGTAGTAAATAAGCCACGTTGTATGTTAATGTATAACGATAAAATACATGAAGAATTAAGAAATGCACTTAAATATAAGGACTATGCACCTAGAGTTAGAGATGAACATTTTAAGTATACTGATATATACTGGGTTTATGCAGAGAAAAAATATAAGTATAAGCATTATAGTGAATTGCAATTAAAACATTTTTTAGATGAAGAACTTCCAAAAGAAGAATGTATACAGAACATAGCAAAAAGTAGTTATAAGTATAAAAATATGTCACATATTGTAACATGCTTTAGTAGAAACTCAATGCGAGTATTTATTCATAGTGGGGTAGAATTAAATAGAGAAATAGCAAAAACTATCGCTTTAAGATTTTTTGAGGCATTTTTATCAGAGTGTTTAAAATATATGAATAAAGATGACAATGATTTTACACATATATATCATATATATCCATATGGAGAATATCACGCTGATATATTTGTATTAGGTAAAAATGATATAAATTATCAGGTATCAATAGACGGTAAAACTCATGACTTGGATCAGGATGGATATATAGTTGATGAATGGTGGGATAAAAGATTTCATTGTGATGACATTGAAATTTTAAAGAGTAACATAGAAAAAGCTAAAAAGAAATTTAATTTAACAGAATATCTTAGGGGGTAATATTATGAGAAAATTGAAGGCAGACGTAAAGAAAAATGTAAACAGTGGTGATAGTTGTATACCTTTAAAGTATGCATTTGTTAGCGATATTGTAATGCCGGTAAAAACAGATAAAATAAGATATGCATATCCTTGGGAATATACAAAAAATGTTAAGACATACGGAAGGAAGTAATAATTATGAACAGATTTAATATGCTTATAAATGCAATACTTGCAAACATAGAATATGGTGAATTTGATGAAGAGCTTGGCTTCTATAAGAGTTGTAAGTTTGAAGCTAATGGTATAACTTATTATATAGATGCTTTAAAATGGCGTATATATCGTGTAAATAAATATGGTAAGTTAGTACCTGTAAGATATACTGTAGCGCAGGATAAATGTACATATTTAATTACTAATATAGGTAAGGTGCAGGTAAAAATACATCGTTTATTTGCAGTATTGTTATTAAAAGATGGGGTAGAGAAGCTTATAAATAATACAGGATATAGTGTGAATCATCGTATGATTCCTTCATACTGGGGCGATTTAGAATACGGTACAATATTAAATAGACCTATAATGCTTGAGATTGTAACGGATAAACAGAATTATAAACATAGAAAATTTGTATATGATAATGGATTAAGAGGGGTACCAATAGCATATAATGATATTGAGATTTTTGAACGTATGTTTAAAGATTTTAATATAAAGGTAGAAGACAGGCATGATTTTGTGGTAAATGCATATAAAAAGAGGGTTGCAGGTATAAAAGAGTATGCTTGTTTAAGTAACTTAAACAAATATTAAATTGGGGTAGTATATAAAATCGGAGGTAATAAATTATGAAAAAGATTCCAACATTATTTAAGCGTGTAATAGAGGGGCATAAAATAGTTGAAGTACTTCCAGAAGTAACACCGGGCTGCGAAGGTGTACTTAATGGTGAGTTAATGCCAACAGTAAAAATTGATGGCTCTTGCTGCGCTATAATCAATGGTAAATTTTATAAAAGGTATGATGCTAAAAAGGGCAAGGCTATACCTGAAAATGCTATAAAGTGTCAAGAAGATGCAGATCCAGTCACAGGGCATTTACCTTGTTGGGTACCAGTGGATGAAAATAATGCATCAGATAAATGGTTTATTGAAGCATATAATAATTTTAATACTGGTAATAAAAAGTTTAAGTACTATGATAATAATAAGAATATAATGGTTATAGACTTACATGGTTTTACATTTGATAATAGGACTTTTGAAGCAATAGGTAAGCACTTTCAAGGCAATCCTTATAATTTAGATTATGACATACTTGTACCACATGGAAGCATAACTTTAAGAACTAATGCTTGCAGCGAAGTAGTGACATTTGATGGCATAAAGAAATTCTTAAATGACAATTATATAGAGGGTCTAGTATACTGGGATATAAGCAATAATAAACCTGTATGTAAGATAAAGCGTACAGATTTTGGATTTGAGTGGAACGGTAAGAATACAAAAAGATAAAATTTATAAAAAAATTAAAAATAGTATTGATTTTTTAGAAATAATATGATATAATAATCAGAGAGGCTAGAATAAGCTTCTCTGATTATTCTTTTTTAGAAAAATTACAGGTTTGTAACCTTTTACAAAAAATAACATTTTTGTAAATTTTTGTTAAGTGGTGTTTTTATGAATGAAATACTTTATACAAAAAATGGAAACATAAGAAAAAATAAGGTATATACATTACCAAAGTTTAAGAAAATGGCGAGTGTAAATTACTCAGAGAGAAAGCAGGGGTACATATTCTACACTTGTAAGAATTTTGTGACAGTATTAAGCGATGATGAACAGAGTAGATTTATAAAATTATGCGAGCGTTGTTCATGTGGACATACTGATGCTTTATTTGAATATTTAGTTTGTGATGTATCTGTTGAATACATAGTTAAAAAATACAATGTATCACGTACAAGACTTTATGTATATGTTTCTGATTTTTATAACAATTTTGAATACATAAAGAATATATAGTGGGGGTGATGTAATGAATGATAGAAGGCGTAAAAAGCCGAGATGTGGTAATTTTGAAAACGATTTATTGCCACGTATAATCGAAGTGGAAATACTTGCTTCTTCGGAGGAACAATATACTGATGAACAGATAGCTGAACAGTTAGGTATAAGTTATTCTACATTTCAGTCTTGGAAGAGAAAACACATGGAATTAAGAGAGGCTTTAAGATGTGGAAGACGTGGGTTAGTAAAAAATGCACATGGTAAATTATATGAATTAGCATGTGGTGCTACTGAAATAACAGAAACTACTTCTACTGATAAAGCTATATTTGATAGTAAAGGTGAAAAAATAGGGGTAGAACATATTGAAAAAGTTGTGAATAAAAAAGCGCCTAACTTACAAGCATTATCATTATTCTTACATAATCATGATCCTGAATTTAAGGATGCAAAAGATAAAGAAAATAGTACTGAAGGTACAGTAATTAGGATAATAAATGATAGAGAATGTGATGACAGTGAGTAATATTATAGATATAGATATAAGAAGTATTATACCTCCAGCATTCTTAGGATTATTTGATGATGTATGCGATGGTAAGTATAGAGAATATCTATTAAGAGGGGGTAGAGGCTCAGGTAAATCTACTACTATCGCAATAATTGTAATATTTTTATTACTTACACATAAATATACTTGTGCGGTTGCAATAATGAAACAGCAGGTAAGACTAAGATATGGGGCATTTGCTTTGTACAGAGATGCTATTTCTATACTGGGTTTAGACGGTTTATTTAAAATAAGCTTATCACCTATGGTAATAACATTTAAACCTACTGGACAATTTATATTGTTTAGGGGGTTAGATGAAGCAGGTAAGACCAAAGGTATGGCTACAGGTATTAAGAAATATTATTTTGCATTTGTACATTTTGAAGAATTAGATCAATTTTATGGTATGGATGAAGTAAATGAATCACTTGATTCAATAGTACGTGGTGGTGATAAATCATGTATATTCTATTGTTATAATCCACCTGCAAACAAATTTAATTGGTGCAATGAGTGGTCACATGAAATTATAGAAGGAAGATTTGTACATTATTCTTCATATCTTGATATGCCTAAAGAATTATTAGGACAGGCATTTATAGATAGAGCAGAGGCTGCAAAGGAATATAATGAAAAGAAGTATAGAAACGTATACTTGGGTGAAGAAACAGGTACTGATGGATGTGTATTTGAAAACTTAGAGGAACGTGTAATAACTGATGAAGAAATAAAAGATTTCAATTACATATTTCAGGGGTTTGATGACGGATGGTTTCCAGATCCTTCTGTATTTGTTAGGTTGCACTATGATTATAAAAATAGAACTGTTTACATTTTGGATGAAATAAAGGTTAATAAAACGCCGATAGCACAGATAGCGGCTGAAATAGCAAGACGTGGATATAATAGTCATTTAGTTACAATAGATAATCATAATACACCTGAAGTAGTAGATACTTTTAGAAAAAATGGGGTAAAGGCAACTAGGGTACATAAAGGTAGCGGAAGTGTAGCACAAGGTATAGAATGGTTAGCAGATAGAAAAATTGTAGTAGATGGGAGAAGAACACCATATACATATAAAGAATTACGTGAATATGAATATGCACGTAATAGAGATGGTGAATACATAGGTGGATATCCTGATTTTAATAATCATGCTATTGATGCTATTAGATATGCACTTATTGATTCATTTATAAGAAAATATCCAGAGAAAGCGTAGGAGGTAATATAATGGGGGTAATAAACTCTATAAAATTATTCTTTTATAACATGTTTAGTGTACATAAAAGTATTGCTGGACATGTTGGTTTAGTGCCTTTTGAGTCCAGAGATATGTGTCAGGAGATACATAAGTGGGATGAAATATATAGAAACGATAAAGGTATGCAGTTTGCTTCTGTTATAGCATCTGAGGTTGCAAGACTAGCAACAGTAGAATTTGGGGTAGAAGTAAATGGTAAGTCTAATAAGGCTAAAGATTTAGAAAATGAAATATATAATGATTTAATAAATAAAATAGTTAATAGAGAAATATTAAAAGACTTAAGAAAACAGCTTGAATATGGATGTGCTTATGGGTCAATGTTAATGAAGCCTACATTTGATGGTAAAAAAATAGGCGTAGATTTTTTGAAGCCTAATGCATATATACCATTAGAATTTGATAATGATGGTAATTTAATATCTGTAATATGTTTAGAGTTTAAGGTAGATGGTAAATACATTTATAGACGTGAAGAAGTATGGACATATGATAATGGTAAGTATCATATTCAAAATATAGCATATAAGTCTACCAGTTATGAAGCAGAGGGAATTAAAATAAACTTATCTGATGTATATGAGTGGAAGGACATAGATGAATATGTTGTAATAGAAAATATAGATAAACCTTTATTTAGTCTATTTAAATATCCATCTGCTAATAATATTGACATCGACTCACCTTTGGGAGTTTCTGTATTTAGTCGTTCTTGTGACAGTTTGAAAAAATTAGACAGTGCATATGATGAATTTTGTACTGAGGTAAAAAATTCTAAGAAAATATTATTTATGGATGAAGGTTTATTTCAGACTGGAGAACCAGGTGCTGAGATAAATAGTAACACAATCAATATACCTTCTATAGTTACATTAGTAAATATGGGGGTAGATAATCAGCCTATTTATGAGTTTGTACCTGAATTAAGAGATGTGCAATATAAAAGTTGTCTACAAATGTTTATAGACACAATAGCTATACAGTGTGGATTTGATGCAGGATATTTCTCATTTGATAATAATACTGGTGGTTTAAAGACTGCTACAGAAGTAAAAGTAGATCAGCAGAGAACTTTAGCAACAATAGCAGATATACAGGTAGAATTAAAAAATGATATTGAAGCTTTACTTGATAATATAATATACTTACTAAAATATTATGGGGTAATACCTGATGATTTTGAGGCTAATTACACTATCAAATATAAAGATTTTAATATAGACCCTAATCAAGAGCAAGAACGTATACTTAAACTTATTGAAATGGGTATATATCCTAAGTGGAAATACTTAGTAATGTTCGAGGGTTACACAGAAGATGAAGCAAAAAAACTGATTGATAGTATTGACAAAGCGGAGGTATGACTTATGGAAAATAGTTTAATGGATATATTTAAAGACACAATCAATGAGCAAAAGAGGGTAAATAAAAGGTACTTTATAATTATTTTGGTACTTATAGCGTTGTTATTATTTACTAATGCATCTTGGCTTTTATATGAATCACAGTTTAGTGACGGTTATAATAATGCTGAGTTACATGCAGAGGATGGGGAACTAAATGTAGAGGGAAGTAATAATATAGGGGGTACTATTAAATAATGGCTTCTTATATAAGAGTTACTAGTTTTAGTAGATATAGGAAAGATGGCATGGGTATACCTAGGTCATTTAGAAATGATAAAAAGAGGGCTGTAGCGTCTGCTAAACGCAGACGCTCTAGTAGCAGGCGCAGAAGACCTAAGAGATAATAGGGGGTAGTGATGCTTTAATGGATGCTAATATGAAAATAGTTAAAGATAAGATAAAGACTATGAAAAATATAGATACATTTGAGGGGTTACTTGAAAAACTAATGATTTCTGATGAAGATAAAACTATATTGCGCATGATATATAAAGAGCATAAACCTTTGAGTTATATTGCGGACATACTTGGTTATTCTGAAGGTACAATTAAAAGACGTCATAAACAATGCTTGAAGTTGATTGCTTTAAATGTTGATGATTTTTATAGTTAATTATATTTTATTTTAGAAATATTTAAAAATAGAATTATAGAAAAAGTCTATAAAAAGTGTCCAAAAAGTATCATTATTTATTGGTAGTATTTAACAAAGATTTTTCAAATTTACGATTTAGTATTGACAAAAAATCTGAAATAGTTTATAATACTAAACAGGAGAAGTAATACTAAACGATAGATAACATAATAAACAATGAAAATTATCGAATCTTGGTAAGACATTAAAATTATAAGTCTTATACATAGTAGGGGTGACTTAAAGATGTTATACACTTTCTATAAGAATCTTGCATTGCATTACATTTATAAACCTAAATATTTTAGGAGCTTTTGTATATGTATAAAGCATATAATGTTGCGACTTTTTTATTTCATTTTCAGAGATATATTATGTTTTAACATATAAAGGAGGAGTACATATGTTCGGAAATGCTGTTGACTTATCTGAATTTCAAGGCAACGTAAATTTTGATGCTTTGATTTCTGCTGGCGTAAAGTATGTAATATTACGCTGTGGTTGGGGTCGTGAGCGAGGGCAGGTTGACGATGAATTTGAAAACAATTATAAGAAAGCGAAGGCTTACGGGTTAAAGGTAGGTGTTTATCACTTTTCTTATATGTCGTCTGCTACAGATGCAATACTTGAAGCTAATAATTGTTTAGCAATTATTGCAGGTAAGCAGTTTGACTTACCAATATTTCTTGATGTAGAAATTGATAGTATAGCAAAATTAGGTAAGCGTACTGTAACGGATGGTATAAATAATTTCATAGGGGTAATGAAGCAGCACAATTATGAAGCTGGCTTATATACAAATCCTGACTGGCTTACAACTAAAATGTATGCATCGGAGCTTAAAACAGATAATATATGGCTTGCTTGTTGGAAGTCAAGTACTACGAAGCCTACATATAATAATGTAGTTATCTGGCAGTATGGCGGTGATACAAATTACATAGAAAGTAACAAAATATCTGGAGTAGGGGTAGTTGATAAAGACATAGTATATAAAGATTTTAGTTATATAAAGCAGCGAGGTATGAATGGATACAAAGCTGCTAAAAATACAAATGTAAAGACAGTTGTAAACAATGACAGAGATACATTTGTAAA